GTCTTTAGCAATGCGGATAATAAAGTCACCAGTCATTGCACAGTAGAAGTCTTTTGTATATGTCTCGTCGTCATCATCCCAGTCTTGAAAAACACCAGAAACGTTGACATCACCTTCAACGCTTGAAACCTGCATTCGGTTTAATTGCTCATTTTCTTCACTGCCCCATTCGCACATTTCATCAAGGTTGGTTAATACCGTGCCACGTAAAATCTCAGTACGAGCACCATTGCTTGGCAACTGCGAATAACGCGAAAGATGCGCGCCGTTGTAACTAACAGTTGTGCCGCTAACCGAAATGCTTCCTTCTTCGCTTGCAGCTTGACGAAAAGCCATTAATTTTCCGTCATCACTATTTCTGTTCAGAACTGCGCAAACAGAGCCATATTGGCCAATGTTTAACTTGCCTCGTTGCGTAATCTGCAAGCCTTCGCCGCTTTCAGATGTACTTCCAATTGGATTAACGGCGGTTTTCCATAAAAACGATGGGCCACCATCGTTTGTACTAAGCGAACCTCCGACAACAAATCTCTTAACGCCATTGCAGGTAACGCCAATAGTGTCAGCTTCTGGCCTATAAAATCCTGTATTAGAGTCAGACGCAAAGGCAAACCCTGGAGCGCTTACCGTTCCATCTGAAATCGTAAATGACCCATCTAAGCCACGTAGCGTAATCCAAGAAGAATTGTCTTCGCTCCGAATTTTTAACTGATTAGCGTTGGTATCTGCCCAGAACTGGCATCCAAAAGTTGTTGTTGGGGGAGTGCCGCCACTGTGCGTTGTAAAGGCAGCAGCCAACTGGTTGTTAATGTCAGTTCTTACTGCTGCGCCACTGCCGTTTGCAACGTTGCCATCTGCTTGAGCCATGGTAAAGCCTTAAGACTGCTGATTGCCAAATCCTATTGCAGTGTACTGGAAATTACGTTCCACGACACTTGCACCGTTCCTAAACGTGATCGTAAAGCCAGTTCCCGTTGGCTCTGACATCGCGTAATAGTCCCCAGGAGCAAAGTCAAACGCCGTAATGCCGACAGTGACCTTTGTGTCATCGTCTGTATAAAACGCATTTTCAAACGTCACGACCTTGCCGGTTTGCGCCGTTCCAGAATTAATCGTCTTGCTGTTTTCTGTGCGACGCTCAAACTGCAGCCTTACCCCTAGCTCTTCTACAAGCGGTGTTTGGCTGATGTCTTCTGTTGAAAGCACAACTTTGAATTGGAACGATCGACCCACATAGGCATTGTTTTCTAACGGAATCCATTCCTCAAAGACAAGCGTTGACTGCTGCTGCAAGTTTGAAGTGACGCTGTCTTCTAATTGAATTTTTCCCCCGTCCTCGTTAATTATATCGCCATCAGCTTCTGCGGAGTCAGATTTTCTAAAATAAACCTCAGCGTTTGTGTCATCAGGGATAACACCGTCAAAGTCAGACCAAGTGTCAATTAGCTCCAATCTGTCGTCAATTAGATCTCTTAAGTACAGTCCTCTTGCGGTGAGAATGCGCTGCATTCGCACGCTGTATTTTGCCCCAAGGTCAAGCACATGTTGGAAGAAATACTCACCGCTCGTAAACATTGTGCCAAAAAGGCTGTCAATGTTTTCGGTGAATCCATTTACGTCTGGAATGTCATCAAAGCTTGCGTCACCATCAAAAATTAAGCCATCGTACAAATCGCTATAAAAAACGTTTAGCTTTTCGCCTGGAAACGGCCCTGGTTTTGTGTCTTCGCGAATTTCTTCAAAGTTATACCTTGGGATACCGTCTGGAATGTTAACAACTGCGCTTCCAGCGTTTGCGCTACGCAGTTTTTGCTCGTTCTCAAATTTAATTAGATACTCTCCATTAAGCAATGGCAACACCGCTTGCGTTGTCCTAGCCTCAACCCTTCGCAATACCGTACTGTTTGGCCAAGTGCCCGTTCCATCTGTCTTTCCTGAATGCCTAATAACTGCTACAAAATTGTCAATTTTCTGGCCACTTGCCGTTGGAGACCAACGCAAAACAACTTGATCAGCGCCAAGCACTTCAATAGTGACGTTTTCAGGATCTGGTGGCAAATCAATACCTGCTTGATCGTCAACATTGTCATTTGTCCCGCCAACTGGAATTAACCGGTCAATAAACGCAAATTCTGATCGCTTGTTGTCTGGGTCTGGACCAATTGCTTGCACCTTGCAAAACAAACGCTTATTAGCTTGCAAGTTGCTATTAATGTCAATAAAATTGTTTTCAGTAAACTCACACTTCCAATTTCCGTCTCCAATCTTGTGACAAGCTTTAAACTCAGATACCGGCCCTGTTAAGCCTCTTGACCAAGAAAATGTGGCGCGATTAGTTGTATTGCGCCCATCGTCAATTCCTTGGAAAACAATTTTCAAATCCGTAGGCTTTGCAGGCGCACCATTAATGCCGTCTGGAAACAACAGGTCTAAATCTGCGCCTGTGTCGTCGATAATGTTGTAAATTCCATCGACATGCTTAACGGCAATAACGCTGTAAACGCCGCCTTCGCCTTCAGCTACTGAAAGGCACCGATATTTAGGCAAAGCATACGCATCATTCCTAATCACATAAGCTGCATTGTCTGGCGCATCCTGCGTAAAGTCTGGAGAAACTTGAGCCCTATTCCCCGAAAAGCTTGAAATGCTTCTGGTTTCTAACGTTCCATCACGCATCACAACTGTGATTTTGGCATTTGATCCAGATGGAACCGCTTGATCAATGTCTATAAATGTCTTGGTTGCGCCAGTAATTCGTCCAGCCATGCGAACCTTTTGACGCATTTCGTCAGACACTTCAAATACTTGACCCGGCAAAACGTTTAAGCCTTCGATGCCAACAGAAAAAGATATTGTCTCGTCATGCAGCTTTTCAGACTGCATAACCCAACGCCCCATTCGCTGCGCTTGATATTTAGACGTACAGCCAAAGGCAACAACGCTTTTTTCCTGGACACCGTATTTTTCAACCAAATCTCTGTCTTCAATGCAAATAAAGTTTGACTTGTAAAAATTATCTGGGTCGTTGTATCTGACGCGAACTTTTGTGCTTCGAGTTTTTAGCGAAGATCCGCTGTAAACGAAACTGCCGTTTACTACATTTGAATTGTTGAAAATATGAACCGGAGTAACGTTTTGCCGCTCCAGCTCCCCATGATCTGCAGCAAGCTGAACGTTGTCAGACTTCCAAAAGATCATCCCACGAAACACGCTTGCCATGTCTTGTAGGACGTTGTAAGCCTCTGCTTGGGAGCCCAACACCGTGTTAATCGCAAAACGAGGCTCTCGGCCAGCAGGAGTGCTGACAAGCTCATTGCAGTATTTAGATATTTCGATTAAATCAACCCAATTAATATTTGACTGGTCAATAAAATCGCCGCAACCGTACCTCTTGTTAGTAAGCAAATCGTAAAAACAGCAAACAGGACATGTCGTATAAAAACGACCCTTTTTCAACGTTCCATCAAACGGTAAATCGGCAATACCTAGCTCAGGATCTCCGCCGTACATCAACCTGCCATCCGCAAGCGCAATTGCATTAGATGGGATTTTTACCCTTTTTCCGCGTACTTCATAAGCTCTAGCGGGCAAAGTATTATATTCTTCAGAGTCTAAACTTAAATGGACAAGAGCGGTAAACGGATAAGTTGTTTTAAATTTTTTGCCAACAATAATACTTGTCCAAAAAATTGTGTCAGCACGTTTACTTGCTAACGGCTCTCGCCTTGGAAGATCCTCAAGGTCAGAAAATTTAATCTCAAAAGCCTCTTCTCTTTTTCCGTCAGTATTGCCAAAGTCAAGCTTTTGCACTCTGATCCGATACGGAGGGCGAGCCTCTCCTTTTTTTCTTTTAAGGTTTATTGGTTGAGTTTTAAACTGATATTGTGATGTTGAAATGCCTTTAATAATGTTATTCTTGCCTACGCCTTCTGCTTTTATTTTGACAAAGTTATAGCCACCGTCAGCGTCTTGAATGCTAATTGCAAGTTTAATTTGAGCAAAAAACAATTGCCCCCGCGCCAAGCCCTCCGGCGCTATGCAATAAAGCTTTGGAACAGTGAAGACAAGCTGGACAAAATCAACATCAACGTCTGTAATCTCTCTTACTACTTGCCCTCTACCATAGTCTCTTTTTGTGACTCGATTTTCATCGTTGACTTCTTCGCTGTAATTCTTGCCAACTTGTTCGTTAACGGCGATAATTGTTGTCTGAACGTCGCTTAGAAGACTGCTTTCGTTGAATCCACCTTGCTTCCTTCCCCCCTTTTTTTCAACAAACGAAACGGTCTCTTCCACCCTTTGCTGATCATAAGTAACTCTTGTTTCATTCAGAAACACGCTATTTCTTCGATTCACTAATCCCTCAATGGGTCCTTCGCACAAGGCATCAATAAGCTTAAGATTAGTCTTGGAGTTAAGAGCCATTAGCTTGAAGTGACTTCATCTGGAAGCAAATCATAACCATAGCCGTGCAACGTAAATATTGCATCATCATGCACAGCAACATCGATAATCTGAACGCTAATGTCCATGCCGTCACCGCCCCTGTCTTCAACGTGAGGCATTTCCAAGCGATGAACATAAGTAAACGTTTTTCGATTCGTTACCAACCCTTGCAGCGTTACACGAGCCTTGGCTACATCAATGTCGTGACCTCCTCGGGTAATCGTAACCGTGATTTCGTATGTGACAAAACCATCAATTAAAGTTGTGCCTTCAGCTCCAACGTAGTCAAACAAACCGTTTTTGAATTTTAAAACAACATCTAATTCCTTTCTTTTCTTTTTTCTGTATTTTAAGTTAGTTGGAAAGTCGTCAGTATCTGTTGTTATTATTGCGTCGTCTTCTAGTTTTTGGTCTCCGTTGGGACCCCCAAAGGCTTTTTGGATTTTAAATTTTTTGTCAATGTTGGTGGACTGTATGTCGAATTGATCGCCAGACGCTCTAATCGAATCCAAGCCGCCAAGACTTTCAAAGGTCCTTGTTAATTCTTCGCCGTTTATCTTTAAAGTCCGTAAACCTGGAGCTTGTGTTGCTAACTGCAGCGGATCTGATTCGTCAACAACATCTAGATTTACAGCTATTAAATGGCTGCCAGCAATAACTTGACCATAAATTACTGGCAAGGTCGTACCCGTCCCAACAGTGTTAGCTGGTCCCGTGAACGCATAAGACTGCTCATCTGAAGCGCCACGAGTAATGCCGTCTGGACCTTGACCGCGTACATTCGTACCTCTACCTCTAACGCCTATCCCGGGCAGCTGCGGCTGTGGCGAAATAAGGCTTGCCGTTCCAGATAAAATCAAACTTGCGCCAATAGCGCTCAAGCCAGTGCCAAGCGCAGTAAGTGCAATGCCTGTTGCAGTTGCACCGGCCGCACCAGCAACAACAGCGCTAGCCCCAAACACACTGGTTGCACCAAACAATCCAGCGCCAGGAAACAAAAATGACGCAGCAACCAAACCAACGCCAATCAAAATCTGTGTTGTTGGCCCGCCACCTGAACCTGAAATAACAGGCACAACTAATAACGGTTTGCTGCCAAACGGCAACGACAATTCGTCATATCCCATTGCCGCACCACCTTGGATCACCTTGTATCCAATGCCGTTATGGTGCGCTTCAATCAACTCCTGCTTGAACGCTGGGTAGTTAATGCACAACAGCTTGATTGCATCAGCTGGTGTCTGCAGGTTGTAATACTCGTGCTTGGTGCCGTACCTTTCGCCAAGCTCACCTGCCAGCAAGACAAGTTGCATGACGATACACAGCCACTAACCTGTCACGATAATACTGCCTGAACGGCTCAACCGCACTGATGCTATTCATTCGCTGGTGCAAAATTCGATCACCAGACAAATAAATTGCTGCGTGCATTGGCGTCCTTGTTCCAAGACGCATTAACAGAACGTCAGACTCTTGACGACTTTCCATCGCTACGCGCTCAAAATTTAGATCCTTTGCGTAACGCAAGAAAATACTGTCGGTTGTCTCTAAGTCCTTAGGCCGCTCAAAATCAGGCAGAATTACGCCAAGAAGCTCGTAATACTGTCGCAGCAACCCATAACAATCTTGAGTGCCATACTGCCATTTCTTGCCGACTATGGCTTTATAGTCCACCATTCTTTGCTTGGGACGGAATAAACGTACCACCTAATCTTAGTTTGCATACAGGCTCTGTAGTCATAATGACTAATCGGCGTGCCTTGCGGATGAGAATGAACAACCGCTTCAATCTTTCCTAAAGCCATTGCTCGCGCATAGTCAACAGGATTAATCACAAAACTGTCTTCTGGATTGTCAGCAATGTTTCTGCAAGGGAAGTAATTGCCATTGACGACAAGCCCTGCAGCCTCTTTGGGATACTCAAGCTCAGCGTGCTTAGCTGCCTTAAGCCTGAAGTCTTGCTCCATAAAAACCACCAAAAGGTAAATCGTTTTTTCTGCCAAAACGTATTTGACAGCTTTTTAAGCGCTTGCCGCAAACATCAGCTTTTAATTTTTCTTCCTGCGTTCCAGTAGTTATGAGTTGATCGTTTACGTCGTAGCACCTATCCCCCGGATAATTGCATGGACGTTCGCGATACTTCCATGGACAAAATTCTTCAATCGTACGTCTAGGAATTTGTACGTTAACCAAATCAAGCTTAGGTGCAAGCTCAAATTCAACAAACTGCTGATTTTCAGATGCGACTCTATCGATATACCACGTCTCAACAAGTTTTGCCTGTGGATCCGCTGTGTCGTTAAATGATTGCATGATTAACGGGTCAGCGCCTTCGGTCGTCAAAATATCCGTAATATCAGCATCACTAGCAAAAAGAGAGCCTTGGCTAAAATTTTCGGTATCAATAAATTTAGCAAACGTGCGGATTCGCCTTACTTTTGCGCCTAATGGATTATACTGCTCACCTGTAGTGCCGTTTACTTCAAGCATTAAATCAGTAATTGCATTATTGGCGTTCGCCACTCGCATTGTAGGGCGAGGCAGCGTTCCTTTTGCTGAAAAAGAAAACCCATCAATTTCAATCGGCACAGCTGGATACGTTTCTCCATCAAATTGTAAATTCTCAGTCAAGCCGTTTTTGCCTGCGTGATACCTTAAAATTAATTCATTCTTTCCCGCCTCTACGTTTACATTGTTAAGCGCAGGAGTTAATTCAATTTCAAACAAATCAATAACAGCTGTTGGCGCAAGCTTTAATAGCTCCTCGGCTAACGGCTCAAACGCTTCCCATGTGCAAGTACCATCTTGCAGCGTTTCTGTAATTTTAAACGGGAAAAGAGGCTCTTGGCCTTTAAAGTCAAAATAATCATCGCCTTCCTCAGCATTTGTTCCGGACGTCCCAGAGACAATGCACTTAAAGGCAAGTGTGTTGCTGCTTATTTTCGGATTGGCTCGTACAACGTCGCCAAGCTCATACAGATTGTTTGGTTTCCACTCGTGCAGTGCGAAGGGATAAGCCATTACTCAAATACCTGAACAAACGTTGTAGAAATTTCCGCTCGATCAACGAATGGAATTGTCTTCGTCCATTCCGAGCAGATAAATTTACTGCTCGACGCTTCTCCAGGCGGTGTGTAATTAAACGCCTCTACGCCACCCCTTGCATCAAGGAAAGCCTCAATTGTGTCGGCTTCTGATTCTGACACGCGAAACGTCAAGTTATAGGACTTTGGGTTTTGATTAATGCCAAAGGTTGCTCGCTGGCTATAACCGCTTCCAAATTGGATGGCGCGCACTTGTGGAGCGCTCTGTTTTGTCATCCCTGGAGCGGGATCAAAATTAGGAAAAGTGCTACTCATTAGCGTGCAAGCAATCCTCCAGGTCGCTGTTGTTTAATTAACTCCGACTGTACTGCCGCTCCAATCAACCCGCCAAGCTGTTTTGCGGCTCCGCTGTCGCCTGACGCAGAAGTGCCCTTGGCGTCAACGTTAACAACGACATTCGCTCCACCGCCAAGCTTGTTGTTTGGAACGATGTTGCCAGAGGAGTTGGGAACAAAAAGCTCAGGGCCTTTTTCGCCAACCATATAAGGCTTGCCGCCTGTAACAGGACCACCGGCTGCCCTTTGCGGAAAGAACTTTTCAAACCCAGGAATCCCGCCTAAAGCAGTGTTTACGCCAAACTGCAGCAAGATGCTGGCGACTTGTCGCAAGACCTGAGACGCCACGTCAGCAAGCGATTTCGTGCCTTCAACGGCTGCAGTTAATGCGTCAACAATTCCCGTTTGAATTGATTGGCCGATGCCTTCATAAAGTTTATCCATTTTTTCCCCTTGAGTTTCCAAAGCTTTTTGAGCCTCAACGTGCAAATCAACTTGCCTTTCTAATTCTTGGTTAAACAGCTCTGCGTTGTAAAGAATGTTGCCTTGTTCCACTCCGTGTTCTTTTAACAAATCACGCTTCAGAATAGAGTTTTTAGCTTCCTCAACGTTGCCGCGCAACGTTGCCTCAAGAATAATTCTTTGATCGTCTATGCTCTGATATTGATCTTCATAAGCTTTTGCTTTCTGTTTTTGCGTTTTTAAAGCGCTAGCCTCTATCTTTTCAACTTCCTCAAGGACTCTCAATCGCTCCTTCTCTGCCTCTGTTAAACTTTTATTTGCTTTGCCACCTAATTGAGTGTTAGTTTTTTGAATAGTGCTGGCTGCTGGAGAAGTGCCGCTAGAAGACTGATTTCCGGGCTGGTCTCCTACAAACCCACCTACTTGCGCCAAAGTGTTTAAGCCGCCAGATATTGCCCCGGCAGCATTTGTAACTGCGTCTGAGGCAAAACTGCCGACAGCGTTTGCCGCACCAGCAGCCATGTCAACAAGAGTCCTTAACGGCTCTGGCAATGCGTTGTAAAGGCTTGTCAATTTTTCGTGAATTATTGCGCCAAGATTTGCAAAGACACTAACGACGCCGTCTTTAATTGAGTTTGCAAAACTCAACACATTGCCGATGGCGTCGTATGCGCCAGAAGCAACAGTTTTGAAAAATCCAGTAACCACAGCGGTTGCAAATTCAACCCCTTGCATTACGGCTTGAAATCCTTTTTCTAGCTCATACGCCAAATTGATATTGTCGTCAAAGGGTAAAAGCTCTTTGAAAAACTCAGCAGCTGCTTGTCCTATCCCACGAAGAGGAGCCAAAATCATTTTCACCGCAGCCGCAAACACTTCGACCGTTACTGCAGCAACTTGGAATATTCCTTTTAGCAATACGCCTAATTCAGAGCCGTCAACAAATAAGTTTGTAAAAGCAGTTTGCAATCGTTTTAATGCACCGTTAATTGTATTGCTTGCCTCAAACGCGGCCTTGGCTGCAGCGCCTTGCGCGTTCTTTTGGTTTTCTAATAATTTGTTGTATTTTTCCGTATCGTTTAACAAAGCAAGAATTGACGGGCCAGCCTCTGTGCCAAAAGCTTTAATCACCGTTCCAGCGTCTGCGCCTGATTTTTTAATTTTTTCCAACGTTCCAGCTAAACCATCGCTTTTCAATGTCGAAGCGTTTATTTCAATGCCAAGAGCTTTAAATTCTTCGCCAACCTTTCCAGCTGCAACCTGAGCAAGCGCCGTTTTAAGTGCCGTAAATGTTACCTCAGCCCCTTGGCCGCCAGCAGTAATCTGAGCAACAGCTGCATTGACTTCCTCAAGCGGGACTCCAAGCGCCGCAGCAACAGGCGCAACTTTTGCAATGTTGGCAGCATATTCCCCAATGACAATTTTGCCGTCGTTTTGAGTTTGAATAAAACCGTCAACTAATTTGCCAGCCTTGTCGGCTTCTAAGCCGTAAGCATTTAAAACAGAAGTTGCAGCATCGCCAACCGTATTGATGTCACTAAAGCCACCAGTTGCGCCAAGGCTTGCCGCTTTTAAAATATTGGCCGCATCAGCCGCATCAGTAAAGCCAGCCGACGCCACGTCATAAGCCGCGCTTGTTAGCTCAACTACATCAGCTTGTCCGGCAAGTTCACGGCTTACAGCTTTTAACTGTTTCGTTAAGACTTCGCTGTCTACGCCAAGTGAACGCACCTTGGCTTCCGCAAAGTCTTGAGTTGCAAGGGTAGAAAAAGCAGAGCCTAGGGCACCAGCTGCCGTCGTTAAAACTGCCAAAGGCCCTAAAACCGCGCTTATGGCGCCGCCCAAAGCGCCAACCGCAGGAACAGCAGATTTAGCAGCTGCGCCAATGCCCCTTAATCCGCCAACTCCTTTGCCTACGTTTTGAAGCTTTCCTGCAGCGCCTACAGATGCACCCTGTACTTTTTTTAAAGATTGCTCAAGCTTGTTGGCCTCTTGTACCGACTTGGCCGTAGTCAGCTTGACGCCTACTTCTGCGACGGTCGCCATAACTGCCCATTCATTGCCTTAACTTTAGCGTCTGCGCTTTGCTCGTTTCATTTCCGCCTCTTGCTCTTCATTCAAAACACCAAAATAAGTTGACCAAATCAACAGCTCTTCCCAGGTGACCTCATTCATTAATCGCGTCAACGTATAGCCAAGCTCTTTTGCGACGCCAAGCTGCAACCTAAGCAGATTGTCTTTCTTCAGCTCAGCTTTCAGTCTTTTGGGTCAACTGCCTCAGCGCTGTCCTCTTCAATCACCGCAAGCATCAACGCCTGTAAGTCAGCGTCACGCACTTCATGCTTTAGCTCAGCCGATTGCCCAGCGCTAAACAAACGCGAACCGCTTTCGTCTTGCGCTTTTAAAATCAGCAGCTGCAATGCAAACGCATTAACGTCATCTTGCGTTCCTTTTTGCGCTCGCTCGCGCTCAGCCATGGTCAATGGTGTGCGCCAAAACTCAAACGCTGATCCATCCTGAAGCGTTACGACTTTTTTGACTGGTTTTAGATTTGCAGCCTTTTTCAGCCGTTCAAGAGCGCTAGGCACAAAATAATCGCCGTTCATTGACACTTTACACATAAAAAAGCCCCCGGCACAAGCCAGGGGCAAAACCTAAAACGACAATTGTCAGGAACGAGCAAAGTCGAAAGTAGGTGCTGAGGTTGGGCGGAAGCTGACTTCAATGGATTGCGCATCGTCTGGGGTGACAGAGAACGATGCTGATGTAATGCTGGCAGGAACCTCGATTGAAGTGCTAGCAGCATCGGCAGGCGTTCCAGATGACAAAACGACATCTGTGTAAAGCTTGAACGTTGCTCCAACCTGCTTGCGCTGAATAACGTCTTCAATCAATCGGTTGCCAATTGTGGTGTCATCATCAGTAAAATACACAGTGGCTGAACCTGTTCCATCCGCAAAACCAGTGATAAAGGTTCGGAACGGTGCAGTTTGGCCAAGTGTTCCACCAATCGTGGTGGTGTCCAACTCTTCTCTGTTTACTTCAAATGACCACTGGCGACAATCACCAACAGACTGAAACTCTGAAAACTTAATTGTGAACGGAGTTGTGCCGTCAGTGCCGTCATTAGACAATGTCAATTCACTGCCGCCAGCCGTTGCAGCAAAAGTGGCAATGCCAGTTGCTGCGGCGTAAGTCCTGATAAAGACTGGAGTTCCCGCAGACAAGCCACCTGGCAAGGTGCCGCCGGTTCCGGTGCCAAAAGAAACCTTATCGTCAACCTTAAAGTTGAGAAAAGTTCCAACGTTGATGTTGTTGCTGCCGCTGGTGACATCTGCAGCCTTGAAAGTGCTGTCAGTGCCAGCGGGCTTGTAATAAAGGGCGCCGGACGTACCGGACAAAACAGTAGCCATAGTGATGAACGGTAACGGCTTTTTCTATCTTATTGTAAGTAGGCGTCGAAGGTCACGCTTAGCTGCGTTTGAAAGTAAGCCTCTGGCGCTGCAGGCTGAATAACCGCTGGCCCCGACGCTGCGTCAAACGTGATATTGCTAACAGTAACGCGATCAAACAAGTCTTTTACGCGCTCAGCGATTGTGTAATTAGCGCCAGTGCCAACACCGACGGCGGTAAAGATATTGACAACAACAACGCCGGTTTGACGGTTAAAGCCTGTCGTTGGGGCTTGCAATGTTAAGTATTGATTGTCATTAAACTGAAGCTGCACTTGGACCCAGCTAGCGGCATCAGGCGACGTAAACGGCACGTTTGTATAGGCCACCTGAATTGCTGGAGAGTTTGCCATTTCCGTTGCAATACGGCTCTCAATGGCAGCTCTAACGTCGTTGTAAGTGCTGCTCATGGCTCTGCCTTAATTCTTGCCGCAAGTGTAGGGATCGTGCGTTGCACATATTTTGCTGTCGCTTGAACCCAGCCAGGTCCACCCGTTTGACTACTGCTGCCTTCGCCAAGCGGTGCGGTTGCAAGCTTTACTGCATACGGCAAGTTGTTGTAAACGATGTAATCGTTGCCAGCTTTCTCCTCCGAATAGTCAATTTTTCTCGGCTCTTCAGGGTTTGGCGCTGCGTATTTGCCAGCCGGTTCACCGGGAAACGTTGCACTGTTTTCGCCAACAACCCAACTTGCTTTAAATCGGCCAGTGTCAACAGGGCTTTTTTGTACCAACGATTTATAGGTTTCGGCAACAGCAGCCTTGATCAGTTTGTTGTATTTGCTTTTAACGTGCTTGCCGACGTGTTGAATTTTGATTCGTTGTGCCATGCTAAGACCTCAAAGTCAATTCATAAGTTAATGGCGTGTTGTCTTGCTCAGTTGTCCTCACTCTAATAATTTGATACACAACAGAACCAATAACAACGCGATCTTTTGTTCCAGGCGTTGTGGTGACGTCTTTTGCCGCCACAGTCAAAAGACGATCATCCGCCTGGATCAAATCATTAACCTCAGATTGCTTTACATCTTTAACCTGACCTTTCACCTCAATATCGCTTGTGCTCTCTGCTAAAGCGCCAGTCGTCGTGTTGTAAGCAGCTGGCGTAACGTAACGAATCGTTACCTCTCCGCCAAACTTGGCAACTAGCTTGCCGGCCGTATTTTTTAAAGCTTTAGCAAGAGACATCAGACGCTGTAAACAACGACGTGGCCTGATGTCAGCGTGATTGAAGTGAAAATCACTCCCTCGATGCAAGCGCCGTGATGAATGTCGATTGCAGACGGTGCGCCTGATCCGTTCTCTGTGATGCTGTCAGAAGTCATCGCCGCAATCACTGAGTTCTTAAGGGCTTCGACCTTGTAGAACCTGCCGGTATGAGCAGCAGTGTCGGTAATAATCGTCGCCTTGGAAGGCGAATAACCCATGCCCATGGTTAGCTCCGGCGAATTGCAATGTTGCCTGGTCCGCTAATTCTAAGGCTCGTTAAGTACCTTTCAAACATTGGCGGCACACGATCAGCGCCAACGGCTCCAGTTTTGTCAGGCGTGACGCTTAAATCGCCAACCTGAACTTGTTTGAAGTCTTCAAGGCCACTCAGCCCAATGCCGTCAACGTTGTTCTTTAAGTAGACAGCAAGCTCAATTTGAGCGCGTTTGATCTGATCAGGAATTTCCGTGTCGGTGAAATAATCCTCTGAAATCCGAAACGGAAAACCCGTTGAAAATGTGTTCACGTATGTATCAGGCTTTCGCACGCCAGTGCGCGGCCATTGCAGTGCCTGCGTATCTGTCGCCCGTGCGCCTAAAAATCTTTCGCGATCAAGTCGCTGTGTTGCTGCTGCCAAAGCACGGTTGCGCGTGTCATCAGTGCCTGTGCTCCACTTGGAGACATCGTCATTGCTGATCATCGCGTCTACATAAGCGTCAGCTTCCGTCAGCGAGATGTAGCTGTTGGCGTTTGCGTCGCCCGCTGTTGCGTTGATTGATACTGCCATCGGGCTTCACAGTAGGAGTCTTTTTTGTCGGCTTTATAGAAGCAGAGGCCGCCGCTTTCGCAGCAGCCTCACGCTCTTTCATTCGCCGAAAAGCGAATAAACCCATCAGGAGCTAGCGCCCTTCAGAGCCACATAGCTCAGCACAATGGCTTCGCTAGCAGTTGAGCCAACGTTTGCCACAGTGATCTTGAACGAGCCCGCAGCGATGCTGTTGGCTTGAACCAGATAGCTGCCAGCAGTACCAGCAGAACTGTGATTGACCACAACCACATCAGTGGCTGAGATTTTGTCATTGTTGACTTGGAAGCTCACTTCAGCAGCGCCAGCAAGCTCAGCGCCGTTCATAGTGATCTGCCCAGACTCTGCGTTGAGAGTCACGGCAGTTGCTTTGTTGGTGGCCTGAGTGACAGTACCGCCAGTTGCTGGGCCGATAAGGCTGCCAGCTGTTGCCTCAAAAATGGATGCCATGGTTAGTTACCTCAGTCAAGGTTGCTTGTGTTGGTAACCCGCACGATTCCAATGTTGTTGGTCTCGTAAACCTTGGTCCAGTTGCCAACGGTTTCCAGTTGTGCCCGAGTTGGGTTGGAAACAGAGGTTGAGAACTTAGAGCCGATCGGGTGATAGACGTAATGCAAATCAATCGACATTGCATCGCTCTTGGCGAGAATGTCGCGATCAGTTTCAGTCTGAAGACCCAGTTGCTCGCCAGAACCGACAGCACCCTGAGTGAACAGGTATGTCGCGTATTCAGTGGAAGCACCAGAGTTCGCAGTCTGCACATCAGCAGACACGATCACACGCAGACCCATGAATGTTGGAACTTGCACACTGCCAAAAGCAGGAGCAGTAGACCCGGAATCAGCGGATGTGTCAGGTTGGCCGTTGTTATCGTAGATAAAGTCGATTGCTCGACGCTCCATCAACGAATAATAGACCTTGGGATGCATAGCAATCGCGGTGAGCTTTTCACCTTGATCACCCAAAAGTGACTTGGCCTCAACAATCTGACGAGGGCTAAGCTCAGTTGGCGTGTCACCAGTCGTGCCATCAACAGCTAATCCTGCATAGGCAGCAGAACTGGTGTCACCAACAGCGCCGAACACGCCAGCCAGACAGGACAGCAGATCCTTCTGACGCTGGTTGGCAATGTAATCAGCAATTTTATTGCCAATAGCAGCCATCGGATCAGAGCCTGCAGCAAGTGCAGCAAGATCGCGAGATTCAAAAGCGCGACCACGATGCAGAACAGCAGCAACCTGCTTGTCTGCGGTGATTTTGCCAGGGGTCAGAGATGAGCTATCGGTCAGGCGCTCAAAATCGCCTGACAGATTGGCCTTATAAAAAGGCACTTGAACGAAATCACCACCATCCTCAGAAGCATTTAGCTCCGCCATTGGCTGCACCACACCGCTAGCCAAAAAGGCATCACGCTGAGTTGTCTGCTCAATGACGTAAGGAGTAAATACCTCAGGAATGATGATGTCAGAGCGAAGAGTCGCCATGACAGATCCTCAAAAAAGATGTTTACGGTGTGGGCACAGCCCTAACAGCTCAGCACAGCCTTGCTTGTTTTACATATTAACGGTTCGCAGCAGCTTTTAAACTTTCGTACAAATCCCTGTTAGTGCGATGAAGCCTCATTTGCTCTGTCAGGTCGAATGTTTCTTTGACAAACGGGTTCTTAGTTCCTGCTGGAATGTCGCCGCTAGCGCTTCGACCAGAAGGCGCACCACTGCCTTGTGGCTTTGGCGCTTTTTGCATATAACCAGGCAACGTCTTCGCCCATTCGCTGATTGGCTTGCGCTCGTAACCATTGACGACGACAACAGTGCCGTCAGCTTCGCGCTCAATTTGATTTGGCTTCAGCAGCTCAGCTTTAAACACAATGCTGGGATCATGCACAACATCAGCCAAGGCAGAATTTGCCGGAGCGATCAATTCAAGCTCTCGAACTCGCTCTTCTAGTTCTGAGATGCGCTTGTCCTTCGCCTCCGACGCCTCACGGAACTGCTGCTCCAAAGCCTGTCTAGCTTCGGAATACTTGCCTTGTTTTTCCAGGTCTGCTTGCTCTGCCTTAGCTTTGAAGTCCAGTAACTCCTGAACGTCAACGCCATCGGGAACAGCCTTTGCTTTGGCTACTGCTTTTTTGTACTCATCCAGCAATTCGGCATTTTTCCGCCTCATTGCTTCAAGTTCTACTTCGAGTTCGTTGGACTCAAGTGATTGCTCCACAGGAGCAGTGTTTTCTTCAGACATAAATTAGCCACAGGCTAAATTGCCTCACTACTTTACTTTGTTTGCCTAATTTTCGTTAAACGTCATTTGCGCTTTGATTTTTTGGTCTTGCGTTTTCCAGTTGGAACGCATTTATCCTTACCGCCTTTTGTGCCAGCAAAGCGATAGCCAGACCAACAGGCTTTGCCGTCGGCGCCTTTTTTCTTTTTAGGCTTCATTTCTTGCCCCCCTTCTTTTTCTTGCCTGCTGGCTTCTGTGGTTTTTTGGGACCGGTATAACGTGGCATCACTTAACCTCTTTTGCTGGTTCGGCTTTGGCAGGCTTTTTCTTTGCAGCCGCTTTAGCCTTTTCGCCTTGAACCGTAAACTGATACTTGCTTGCTAGCTGCATGACGAAATATGCGGATGATTTAATCTTAATCCTTTTTAGTCTTGTCTACAAATTTAAAACCGCCTTCTTTCGCTAACGCCTCAATAAAGCCCTTGTCCCCTGGCTTCTTGCCCTTGGGGTAAGCCTTGGGATCAGTTGCCCCCATCGCTGGAGGAGTGTTAAATCGTTCGTCGTGTGCTTTGGTCATAGCTGTTCAAGGTCAACAATCCAGCTAAAGCGCCCCTCTTTGGTGGCCTTTTTGCTGATCTCTTCTTTTGTCACGTCTTTCAGTCTGTACCTTACACCCTTAGGCATGAGCACCTCATCCTCATTCTCGAAAGCTGACAGGCTGCTGATGTCAACCCCTTGCTTGTTCTTCGCACGCAGCAATACGCGCTGATCGAGGCCGCCTTTTGCAAAGTTAAGATCCTCATTTGATGTCCAACTTTCCATTGCTAAAGAGCCCTTGCCGTCCCTGTAGTTAGCCAACATGTCTTCCAATCCTGCCTGGTCAACAATCATTGTGCGGTAAACCTCGCCTTTGTACTTCGGCGCACGCTTGAGGAACGATTCAATATCAACGGCATCTTTTGCATAGTCTTTGTCTGCTTTGTAAATATTGATCTGTGCTTCCTCAAACGGTAACAACTTTTTGCCTGCTTTTTTAGCTTGCCGGAACTCCTCAGCCCGCATCTCTCTGTATTGCTCACCCGTATATCTCTTTAATGCATCTTGAGGCGGCTTGGCCTTCATCAGTTCTTCAGGAACTTCTGCCTCACCAAATTCCTTCTTCAATGCAGCAGCTTTCTTTTTCTGAGCAGCTGCGTAAGCCGGATCCTTGAGTTTTAACGCCTCCAGCTCAGCCTTTGCCTTCTTGGCCTTGTCAGCAGCGGCGAGGACTTCCTTTTTGCCGCTTGCAGTCAGAACATCAAAGTTCAAGCTCTTAAATTCCTTTTCCTTCGCAGCGATTTGCTCCGCGAGGCTTGAAGTCGCAACCTTCTTCTCCGCTTTTGCAATCGCAGCCTGAAGCTCAGTCTTCTGTTTGGTGATCGTTGCTTTCGGTTTTGGCGCAACTGCTTCAGCTTTAACTTTTAATGTCTTGGCCTTAGACATTGCAGGCTTTTCTTTTAGCGGCTGAGTCTTGGCGCTAACTGTTTGCTTTTTAGCAGTAACTTTGGTCTTTGCTTTTGCAGGCTTTCCTTTGAATTTTGATACATCTTTTTTCAACTCTTCAATGGTTTTTTCTGACCCGTCTTCCCTAACAAAGCGACGAATTGCTTTTTCTGGGCCGATCTTTTTTTCTAAAAAATCAAAATACTTTGTGCGAGAACCTAAAATCTTTTGACGTTCTGCTTCTGGCAGGTCTTTAAGCCATTTTCCATAACTCACGCCTTCGGGAACAAGCCCGCTTGCACTTGCCCGTTCGTCTTCTGGCGGCGGCTCAATACCAAGTCTCTCGTAGTCAACAATAGGCACAATCTGAGAGCGGCAGTTGAAATGCTGTGGCGGCACTGGCCCTTTGCCATAATCATGGATCGTCCCGTCTAAAGCCCTGCAAATTGGAGACGTTCGACCGTCTAGCGTGGCGCTGTATTTGTATTTTTTAGTTATTTCTGGATTTGCCGCAAAAACCTTTTCGCTTGCTGCATTGGCAACTTGATTGATGCTGGTTCTAATCAGCGTTCTGATCTGATTGTCTGCTGGAATTGTTGCTTGACCTCCTGCCGCCAAGATCTGATTAATGCTTCCAGACTGCCCTTTCTGCAAGCGACCTTTCAGCCTTTTGACAATGGATTCAGTCGTTTCGCCTTGCTGTAATCCGTTGCGCACAGCTTGGCCAAACAATGCGGTTTGACGTTCGCCTAAATCCTCAAACGCCTTTTTCAATACTTGCCCATTAGGCAGAGTCAGTGTCACGCCATCAGCCATTGTCACCTGAACAATCTTTGGCGCTCCTGTCACGGCAGCCTCTAAATCATCGCTAAGAGAAACAATGCCGCGCTGCGTTGGATCAACCGTCACCAATGATTCAGCAAAATTTGGCGAAATTGCAATTTCATTGACCTGATTGCGCATTTCGGCAGGCAACGCTTTGCGCAATTGATCTTCAACAAAACCGGCCTCAACACCTGCCAATTCTTCTAGTTCAGCAATTGACAACGACGTGCTATTTGCTGACCATTGATTAATGCTGACCTTTAACTGCCCTAAAATTGACCGCAGCCTTGTAGCTTTTTGCGTAGGCGGCAATCCATCAAGCAATTGCAGCTGCTCAATGGAATCAATCATTAAATCATTATAATTGCCAATGATTCGCTTGGCAACGCTGTTGCTATACCTGTTTAGGTTGATGGCGTTTTTGTAAAAATCTGCCGGTGTGCTCATTTTTCTTCAAAGCCAAGATTTGCAGGGTCTTCAATGCAGATAATTGAGACATCAGCGCCTGCACGCAATGCGTTTCCCACGATGTCAGAAAACTCCATAATCACGTCAGCGTTGTAGCTGTCAATCTTGCATTCGTTAACGGCGCACACTTTGCTGCCATCAAACCACGTAATCCTTACGACCGCATAAAACTCATTCTCTAACTCTTGCTTTGAATAAAACAGCAAGCGTTGAATTGGTTTTTCAGGCTCTTCCGGTTGACGCCTGCACAACTTATCAAGCCAACTCATCAGCACTCTCCGGCTGCGCTTCTGGCATTGTGGCCTCTGCCTCCGGCTCTTGTCTTGGCGTTGGCTGGATTGTTTCAATTAATCCGCCTGCCTGTGTCGCTTCTAGCTCGTTTTCAACGTCAAAGTCATCGCCTAGTACCTCTCCTGCCTCTAGTTGAAGCAGTAACGTCTCTTGGGTGATTGTGCCAGCGGTATAAAGCTGCAGCAACGCTTGGATCTCTTGCGGGTCCAAGCGCATACCCATGAAGTCACGATTAACAAGGCAACTACCGGCGTTTGCCTCCTGCATGTAGTCAGCATGAAAGCGCAAGCAATTGTCGATCATGTCTTGCATCTGCTGCGCTACAACCATCATCGTGCTATCACCTTGACTGCGATCAATGCGTTTGGCCTCTGCAGTTTCACCGACAAGCTTGGCACCAAGCACAGCCGCTAGACCTAACTCATTGATCTGTGATGCGATCTGCTCAAGCCTGCGGAACTGCGCGTCGTAACTGTTGCCTTGTGGCTCCACATAGCGGGCGTCACTCCCCTCGGGAAGCGCGATCGCTTCTCCTGGCCCTGCGCTGATCTCTTCAGCTGCTGCCGGAAAACCAAACAAGGCAAGCATCGGCACAGCAGAAATGTGCAACTGATTGCTCAGGTCAGATTGAACTTGATAATGCTGCAGGTTTAGCTCAGCAATATCAGCCAGCGGCGGAATCGACTCAAGCACGCCAATCCTGTTTGAGTAAGCCACGCTAAATGGAATCTCGCTCAAACTTGTGCGGCCTTCATCAACAACGCGAAATTCGCCCTGATCATCTTTTTGATGAATCTCAAAAGCGCCAGGCGTTAACACTCGCACTTGCTCAACTTGCTTTTCGCCGTACAGGCCGTCAGGCACAACGATCTTTTCAGAAAGGCGAAGTTGAATCAGCTCTTGCTTGCCGTCTTTCAATTCAACGCGCCAACCTAAAATATCCCTAGGAACATAAGAACACCAGTAAGGACGACCGTTTTGACCAGCAGCGGGAGCATCAACCAAAACGCCAACATGCCCATAACGGATGCACTGGCGAGAAACAGAAAAAAGCCAGGTCTGTAAATCATTGCCCTGCAGGTCAACATCAAACAGTTGCTCTCGAATGACGTCTGACACATCGTCAAGACGTACAGGCTTGCGCGTCAACATGCCCGCCAACATGCGTTCGAGCCTGACGTAATAAGGCGCCAAGACAGAACGCGCTAGGCGATTGTCATAGCTGATATCTTGCTCTCTCGGTTCCTGCGGAAGAAATTTCCGATGTCCCTTACGAATGCCGTAAGTGCCGGTAAGCAAGGTTTCAATCAGGCCCCAGTGCGGCTCTTGATTTATCCACGCAGAATTTGGGTCACTGACCTGAGTGACGTTGCTGACACGTTGCCGCCCAGAAAACCCTGAATACACAGTTAAATCCCGCCCAATGACGACAGCTTAGTAGAGACGAATGCCTGTGCCTCGTCCTGCTCTCGCGTTAATCATGCTGAAGTCTCTATAAACCAGATAACCCAAAGCATCATTCATGTGATCATATCCGGCGTCCTTATCAGGCTCACCCTTCTCTGTGTAGCTCTGAAGCTCCAAACATTCGATCGTTCTTTTACAACCAGCCGCAATCTGAAGCCTTACTTCGCCTTTCCCATTTTCCAGCAAAGCTTGAACAGAAGCCACCCGATCACGGATGGGAGGATTTGCCTTGGGCGATTGATTGCTGAACCCATACGATTCGAGAATCTGTATATCGGTTCGAGAGGCATTCGTGCTTCGATTGCCGCCAGATGCGTCAGGGTAGATGTAAACCTGACGTCCATCAGCTCGGTGTTGTATTTCTTGTGCCATGGCGTCTGTGTCATGCGCGCCGCTGATCTCATCGATCAGTAGAAGGTTGTTCCCAAGACGAACACCGATGACAGCTGACATGTTGCCGATATTGAAGTCAACGCCGATTCTTAAGGGCTCGTTGCTGACGTCTGGAATATCGGTTGTGACGTGCTTTTTGCGGTCAAAACGGTCATAGACCTGACCAGTTGTGAGGTTTGTGAACTCTCCGAGCAAATACGCCTTTAAAAGGCTGGGATCGTAATTTGCTTCGAGTCGCTCGATGAAGTCTTGGGGCAGATGGGGATTATCTGCCGAACGCATCTTAATCAGTTTGCGATCAGGGCGCTGCTGTGCCTCTTCAGTGCCAAAAGTGTTCCACATCCAGCGGAAACCCTCTGGCGTTGATGCAGCACCAAACTGGCGCACGTTGCCAGAACGCAAACGACCAAGGATCTTTGGAAACGCCTTCTCGGCAATCGCTGGCGTCACCGTGTCGATCTCATCAGCCAGCACCCAAGCAAGGTTCAAGCCGATGATGCGTGACCAGTTTTCAAATGATCGACAGAGAATCTTTGTGTCGCCGCCTGGCAAATGCAAAACGTATTCAGGCAATGGCGACGCTCTAAATGTGTACGGGATGTCGTATTCCTCTAAAAACGACTCGAAGTCCGTCTGCCAGATGTCACGGATCAATGGGCCTGTTGGCTCCATGACGCAGCCAATAAAGCCTTGATTTAAAGCAGACAGCACCACAGCCTTGGCGACCAAACTGCGTGT